CTTTCAGCGGCGTGGTGGGCTTCTTGCCCTTGGCCTTGGCCTTGCCCTGTTTGCCGCCGTTGCATTCAACCGTGGTCGACCAGCCGGATTGAGTGAATACCTGCTCCAGGGAATCGACCAGGTATTCACCATCGAGCCCGACCTTGAAACCCGTGGCGTTAATCACCCGCTCGGCAAACAGGTCGGTACGCCCGGGCATTTCCAGGCGCACAGCGGCGGCCGAGCGATTGAACGCAGCCAGGCGCGCCTTGACGGCCTGTTCAGCGGCGGTCTTGTTCGGGTGAATATGCCGATCGGTATGCACCGGCGGCAGGCCGTCCGGCGCGTCGGGGTTGCTCAGGCTGACCACCGTCAGCTTGCCGGTGGTCTTGTCCTGGTACTGCGCATTGACCGCCTTGTGGGTCGAGCGATCGCCGAGGCGGAATGAAAAGCGGCTGACGTCGGCCCGGGTGATGGTCACGACGCCAAAGGCCTTGCCGCTGGCCGTGATGCCACCCTGACGCGGCATCACCAACAGCTTGCCGTCCGCCACCTTGGCGGTGCAATCGTGCTGCTTGGCCAGCCGGGTGATGAAATTAAAATCCGACTCGCCGAGCTGGTCAGCCCGGGGCACGATCGTGCCCACGGTACAGGCCGGCTCCCAGCCATTGCGCCGGGCGACGGTGGCCACGATCGCGGCCAGGCTGACGCCTTCCCAACTGCCGCTGCGCGTGGTCTTGCCACTGCCGCGCATGTCGCTGGCCTTGCCCCGGATCACCAGGGTGTCCGGCGGGCCGGACAGCTCGATCTCGTCGACCGTGTAACGCCCCAGGCGCACCAGGCTGGTTTCGGCATAGCCCAAATAGATTTCGATGCTGGCCCCGCGCTCGGGCAGCGACACGGCGCTGTCCCGGTCATCAATGCGCAATTCGAATTCGTCCGACTCCATGCCGGGCTTGTCCAGGGTGCGCAGCAACAGCAGGCGGTCGTTGATCAGGCGGGTGATGTCGCTGCCGTTGGCAACGATACGAAACAGGGGGGTCATGGCGACTCCAACAAAAAGCCCCGCACTAAGGCGGGGCTCGGGGGAATTTCAACAGGCCGTTACGCGTAACGCTTAAGACCACAACTGGATCACCTGGTCATCGCTGGCCCGGGCCAGCTCGGGCAGCACGATCAGCAGCCCGCCGCGATACGGCTGGACCTCGACCGACAACCCGGGGTTGGCCGCCAGGACCGCCTCGACGCTGCCGTCCAGGTGGCCGTAATAGTTGTGACAGAGGGTGAACAACACGTCTCCGTCAGAGGTTCTGCAAGTCCTCGCCATAGCGGACAAACTCCAGGGTAAAGGCTTGTTTGCGCGGGATACCGCCCTGCAACAGGGCGCTTTGTTCTTCCTCGATGTTGGTCAGGCACCAATCGCCCAGGACCAGCCCATAACCGGTGGTCAACCCCAGCGGCAGCAACTGGTTGCCGATGCTGCGCAGGGTGTCCAGCTGTTTGAGCCCGCCCTTGTGCCCGGGAAAGATCGCACCCTTGAGGGTCATTTTCTCATCGCCGATGCCGACCGCCTGTTGCGCCTGGCGCCGCGTCAGCCGCTCCTGGCTGGCCCAGCGGAACGCGCTTTGCCGGCGCAGCTCGTCAAAGGCGGCCGTGTCCAGGTTGAAGTAATACGGCTGCGCGGTGGTCTTGTGCGGCTGAAGAATCAGCAGGTGCGGAAAGGCCTTGATCGCCTCCACCGCCGGCGTTTCGTTAGGGGCAAACGCGCTGGTGGGCAGGATGTCGGCCAACGCCGGATTGAGCTTGCCGGCGATCTGGTTGATCGCGCTTTTAGCCCGGGCCGCCTGCTCGCCCAACACGCCTAAGCGCTCATCGATCTGCGACGCGGCGCGCGTGGCCTGGTTGTAGACCGATACCACCCGGCCGACAGTGGCCTGGGCGGTGCCGATGCCGCGCATCACCCGCTGTAGTTTCTCGCCGACGATCGGCCCCACGATCGGCAGGCTTTCCAGCTCCGAGGCGGCGCCGGTGATTTCGCTGATCGCGCCGTTGACCGGGCCCAGCATGCCGTCCAGGCTGCGCCGCCCCGCCTCACCGGCCGACGCCAGATAAGCAAGGGTGCTTTGCATCTGTTCCATGTAGGCCATGGCACCTCCTTACCCGACGTGCGGGCTGTCGTACAGTTGGCGAGCATTGGCCCGACGGGCCGAGTCTTCCAGCTCCCGCGAAAAGTCGCGGAATCGGTCCTGCAACATCGCGTCCAGCTGGCGGGTCAACTCTGCCGGGTCCTTTACATCGCCCTCGATCGTGATCGGCATATGCGGGGCAAAGGTGATTTTCTGATCGATCGCGGCCGGCTGGATCTCCGGCTTGAGCAACAGCGGCGACGGCGGTAGCGGCGGACCCGCCGGTGCCGTCATTGAGCGCACGACATCCCCCGGCGCCGACTCACTGCCAAACAGCGACTTGGCCAGCGTCGACTTGCCCAGCATCGCCCCCAGTGATTCGCCCCCCATCGCGCCCAGCATAGCGCCGACCATGCCGCCCACCGCCGTGCCGAGGATGGGCACCACCGAACCGATCGCCGCACCGGCAGCCGCACCGGCCACGGTCCCCGCCAGGCCGCCGGCGGCGGCGCCGTAGCCTTCGCCCTTCTCGTCGTCGGTCTTGGCCGTGTTGTACGTCTCAAAGACCTTGATACCCGCCTCAACCAGCGTTTCGCCCGGAAGCGCCTTGCCCAGCTTGCCCAGCTTGCTCACCGTCCCGACCACATCCCGCAAGCCCAACCCAGCGGACGACGGCGCCGGTGGTGGTGCCGGTCGCGGCGACGGACGCGGGGCCGGTTGCGGTCGCGTCCCGGGCCGGCGCGATCGACGCGGCGCGCGCCGACTGCCGTCCCCCGCGCCCGGCCCGCCGAAGTCCCCGGCGTTGACCACAAAGACCTTTTGAATGTGCGCGGCAGGAACGCCCGGTTTGCCCCCGCCCGGGGCATCGGGCACTGTCCGGCCGGGGTCCACCGGATCACGGCGTCGACCGGCTGGCGACTCCGGCGCCTCGTCATCCGGGGCCCCGCCGTCACGCGCGCCCAACCGGCCCTGGGTTAAATTGAGCACGCCCCGGCCGATCTTGATGGTTTTCAGCACCGTCATGGCCGCCAGCGCACTGGCGCCCAGGCCGGTCAGGCCCATCACCAGCGTCGGCGACGCATCGCTGATGCTGGTAATGCCCTTGGCCGCCGAGGCCAACCCGCTGGCCAGCGCGTCGGTGGCCGGGCGAATCGCATCACCCACGCTGCGCAACGCCTCGTTGCCCGCCTGCAACGCCTCGCTCCACTTCTGTGACGAGGTATCGCGACGCTCGGCCAGGTTCTTGTCGAGAATGCCCGAGGCGCTGCCGGCTTTCGATTTCAGTTCGTCATACAGCGCCTTGTTTTGCACATAGGCCGCCAGCGCTGACTTGACCTGCATGTCCGCGAAAATATCGCCGGTGCGCAACATCTGCTCCAGGCTATTGAGCATTTCCTTGGCTTTGGCCGGATCGGTCTCCTGGTTGATCTTGGCCGTCGCCTCGGCCATGGCCTGAGCCTTTTTCGGGTCGGTGGCTTCGACATACCGCTTGGCCAAGCCAAAACTCGCCTCCAGCGTCGACATGCCATTTTGAATGCCGTCATTGAGCGACTTCTGGTAATCAATCCCCGCGTCTGCATACGACTTGACCACATCCCCGGAACCGATTTTTTCGATCCAGTTTTTCAGGTTGTTGGCCGCCTCGTCGGCAGTGCCGGCGGTCTTCATCTGCACCTGGAGCATCGAGCCCAGTTGCGTTACCGCATCCATGCCGGTGATGCCCTGCTTCTGCATGCCGGCCAGCAACTCAGGGAACCAGCGCGCCATGTCACTGGCCTCAAAGCTGCCCGCCTGGCCTTGATAGGCCACTGCCTCCAGGGCCTTTTCCAGCTGCCTGGGGTCGGTGATCTTGGCGTTGCTTTGCAGCGCGTAGATCATCTTGGCGGTGTCGACCCCAGTCGAGCCCTGACCGATCACAAACTTGGCCGCCACCGGGGCGAACTCCAGCGCTTGGCGCAGCTCCATGCCGGCGCCGACCAACTGGTTGACCACGTCGGCCACGTCATTGCGACCCATGCCAACGTCTTGATAGGTCTGAATCACCCGACGCGACACCTGCGCTTCCTGGTCGGTCCTGGCCACCCCGGCCTTGATCGCGATGTCCCGAATGATCGCCTGATAGTCCGCGCTGACCTTGGTCGGAATGGCCAGCACGCCGGCGCCGACCGTGGCCTGTGCAATGCCATTGCGTAGCGCCTGCTTGCCCTGGTCAATCTGGTGGTGCCCCTTGGCCTCCAACTCAGCGCTGCGCCCGGCCCGGCCCAGGCGGTCATATTCGCGCGCCAGTCGGCCGACCTCGATGCCCTCCTTGCGCAACACCGTCAGGTTGTTTTCCAGGCGGCGCAGCAACCCGGCGGCGCCTTTCTCGCCCGCGTCGTGGGCCTTTTTCCACTCACTTTGCAGGCGCATGGTTTCGCCGATGCTGCTTTGCAGCACCCGCGCTTTTTTGCCCTTGTCGCTCAGCGACTTGACGCGGTTTTCCACGTCCCGGAATGCGGCGCCCACGGTCGAGCTGACCGCGCCGCCGATCACCAGGCCGAGCGCCATCTTGTTTGCCATAGGAATGCCCTGTTACGCGTAACGAAGGGAAAGGCTCAATCCGTGAGCCACCAAAGCATGCGGTCGAACCGCATGGCTTCGATTTCGCTGGCCGAGAAATGCGTCTCCCGGGCCAGCCGTTTGGCCACCGCCTTAATTGTCGTAGGGGTAAGGCTCATCATCGTCGACCAAGCGAAAATAGCCGGCCTGAATGCGGTTGTAGTCCACGATCGTCAGCGCCTCCATGTCCTTGGTGCCGGCGTCCGCCAGCGAGGCAAACAGGATCACCTCGCGCTTTTCCGCATCGCCGCCGGATTGCAGGGTGGCGGCGCGCAAGTCGGCCACCGTGGGCGCGCGCAGGCTAACGCGCTGGACCTTCACCTGGTTGATCTCCGAAGCCTTGCGCAAGGTAATGTTTGCGCCCTCGTCGGTCAGTTCCAGCCAGCTTGGCAGTGTCTTGGTATTCGTCATCGTCTTAATCCTTAAATGCCCAGGGCGGCGCGTACATCGGCCAGTTGATCCACGCCATCAATGACGCGCACGCAGTTGACCGGGTCGATTTCGAACATCACCCGGCCGTCGATTTCCAGCTTGTAATAGGTCACGGACACCGCGTACTTGAACTCAGCTTTTTCGCCCGCCTTCCACTCCCCCGGATCGACTTCACGCAGGCCGCCACGCAGGGTGGCCACCACCGCCTTGGTCGCGCCCTTCTGGCCCTTGAACGCGCCCCGGAACGACGCGTTAAAGCCGGTCTGGTCGAAGGCGCCGAAGTGTTTCAGCACCTCGCGACGTACGCCGTTGGTGGTGAAACTGGCGTCCAGCTTCTCCAGGCCCATGTCCATGTCGATCGGCGCATCCATGCCGCCGGCGCGGTATTCCTCGACCTTAACCGTGAGCTTGGGCAAATTCAGACTCGGGACATCGCCTTGCAGGCTGATACCACCGACAAACATGTTGGTGTTGTGCAGTACTTCAGGAATCATTTGCGCGCCTCCTTAGGCTACGTCGAGAACTTCGGTCATCCACTGGTTGGTCACCTCGACCTCAAAGATCGGGTTTTCCGCCGGTGGCACATCAGAGAAACGAATCGACCAGACCACCTTGCCCTGCTCGATCTGGGTCGCGGTGTTGCGCTCGGGGTCGGCAAAGACCTCGAAGTTGATCACCGCGCCCTGGGCCTTGAGGTCGCGCATAAAGGCGTTCAGGCCTTCGGTCACTTCCTTGATGTAAGTCTTGGTGATGCCCAGGTCGACCGCCCAACGGTGGCCCGCCTGAATCGCCGCCATGACCATGTCGACGGTGCGCACACGGGTGACAAACGCCCATTTCTCGTCGCTGGACAGGGTGCGGTTGCCCCACAGGCGATAGCCGCCATCGCGAATGATGGTGGTGATCTTGGCGTTGTTGAGGATGTTGGCCCGGCAGGACGGGTCGTTGTCCAGGTACTCCACGGCGCGGCCGGTGCCGGTGATGCCGGCAATTTCCTTGTTCGACGGCGACGACCAGAAGCCATACCGCGCATCGGTCTGCGCGAACAGCCCGGCCACCATGGCCGAACCCGCCAGGACTTCCTCCGCGTCGGTGGTGGTGTTCCAGCGCTTGATGCCCGGGTCGACCATAAACAGGCGCTTGTTGCTCAGCTCGGTGGCATAGGCAATCGCCGCCTCGTCAGTGGTGCCCGGGCCGTCGACGATGCCGATGGCGCCCAGCTTGCCCACCAGCACGCCCATGGCCACGGCCACCGCTTCGGTTGCGCTGTGCTTGGGCGCCACGACCAGCCGCGGCTGAAGGTCGAACAGGCTCTTGCCGTCCAACAGGGCTTGCAGGCCGGTGCGCTTACCGTTCGCCTGGACACCGCCGATCACTGCGCTGGTCAGCGCCGCCGCCTCGCCCGAGGACGTCACACCGACCGCCACAATGGCCGCCGCCGCCTGGTCAAAAATCGTCAAGGCGGCCTTGGTGATCGGCGAGTTAGCGCCAAACGCGGCCACCGCCTCGCGCGGGCTGGTCAGCAGGGTGGGCACGTTGTCCTCGACCAGCCCCAGCCCCGGGGTGAAGGTGTCGACCAGGCCGATGATCGACGACGACGGCAAGCTGATAATGCGGGCGCCGGACTCGACCAGGCTGGTCGTGACACCGTGAAAGAAGCCACTCATAAAAACGCTCTCCTAAGAAACGAAAAAACCGCCCAATTGGCGGTTGCGTGAAACGGGTATTGCCTGAATTACAGCGCGGTCAAGCGGTAGCCCACGGCGAGCCAGCGCACGCCGATGCTCTGCACGTTGTTGTTATATTCGGTGAAACTCAGCGTGAAGCCGGCGGTGGTCATGGAACCTTCGTTCAATGCGCACGTCACCGTCGCGGCCGCCACATTGCCGCCAGGCAGTTGGGTAATCACCGGCAGGACAATGAAAGGCG